CCGTTGTTCTTCGCTTCCTCGATACCGCTGATGGCGATGGACGCAGCGTACTGCTTCCACTCGTACTCAGCAGCCGAGATTCCGCCTTGTGCGGTCAGCGAAATCGTGTCGTACCCGCTGTACGACGCGACCGTGCCGTTCTGTCCGTAGATGAGCGGCTCGACAATCTTGGTACCACCGTTGAGCATGCGGATGCGACCCTTGTCCATGAGGAAATAGGTCAGCGGACGTGCAGTGAACACGTTGTCCGTCAGTTGCGAGCGGTAGTTCGCAAGGGTTGTCGAAAGCAGCGCATCGAAGTTGGCGTTAGCCGTCATGATGAATTACTCCTTGGTTGATTGGTGCTAGCCCTCTAACTGCCGTTTGGCAGACTCGAAAGCATCGCGAACGTTTCGAATAGGTTTCGAAGACACATCGGCACTCTTCGCAGAAGCACCCTTGGAAACCACTGCGGCCTCCCGTTTTGCTTCCACAATCTTCTTTTCCTCTGGTGTCACTTTCGTTGCTCCTTTGGTTTTGGATTGTTCGTACAAACGGTCGAACGCAATCTGTTTGTAGACTGCTTCCAGATTCGTGTTCCCCGTCGCCAACGCTTTCGCTACGACCTCGTTGGCGTCAAAGAGTTCTCCGTATCTCCGTGACAAAGACTCAATCTGGTTCTCCAACTCACGCATCGCTTTTTCTTGCTCGAATGCCTGAATACGAGACTCAAGTTGCCGGTACTGTTTCTCCACAGGGTCCAAGAACTCTTCCTCTTCGGAAGTTGGTTGCTTGTTCACACCGTAGTGTTGTGAAAGCAGTTCCAGAGTGCCGCTCGGGTCGTTCTGCAAAGCCTCTTGCAAAGCCGACGCAAACTGCACCTGTCTCCGTTGCTCAGCGAGTTCCTGCGTCTTGCGCGTATAATCCGCTTGACGCTGGTACCCATTGAGCGCCTCGGCTAACGGAACCTCGATTTCTTCGCCATCAACAGTCAACTTGACGGGCTTGTCAGCGTATTCGTCCCAAGCGAAATACTCTCGTGGTTCCCCGACCGGGGCATCACCAGTTTCGACGTCCGCCTCGACTTGCCCTTCCAAGGGTGTCTCAGTAACGCTTTCAACGGTGGAATCAAATTCTTCTTGCACAGAGTCCTCCTTCGGCGGTTGCTCTACCCGATGTACCGGGCACTACATAATCTGCTGATTCGGCAACTGCGTCGACGGCAACGGGGCACCCGAAGCAAGCAACTGAGCCAAAATCTCAGGCGGAATATCCGACGGCATCGGCATACCACCAGTGGGCGGCGCCTCAGCCGCCCCCGTACCCGGAGGCAGCCCCTGCGACATCATCTCGGGCGGCATACCGCCCTGCGGACCCATCTGCGGAGGCATCGGAGCAATGAACCCCTGCGCCTGCTTGATACCGAAACCGTACTGCAGCACGTAGGTGGCCAGTTTGCCCATGTCCAGAATCCCAGCCCCAGCAAACGGAGCCATCGCATCCACAATCTGCAACGCCCGCTGACGACGGAACGACTCGTTCATCGGGGCAGTAGACCCAGCCTCGACCTCGTAATCGAACTCGCCCTGAATGTAGTCACGGTCGAACTCCAACCACAACGGCTGCGCCTCCGAACCCACCACCCGAATCGCCTGCTCCCCCGTCATGAACTGCTGAGCCAACATCACCAAACGACGCGCACACTCACCGATGGCACGCTCAATAATCGCCAACTTGTCGCTCGCACGCGCATTCGACGCATCTTGGACAATCGCCGCCTCGGTGGCGGTACGACGAATCTCAGGCATCGCACCCTGCTGATACTCGGTCACACCCGACACACGGTTCATGTCCATCGAAATCAGGTCCGACTGGTTGTAGAACTCAGGCGGGTTGATGACCGCAGGCATCGGCGTAATCACGTTCCCCAGATTGTCGTCCGTAATCACCGGCACCATCACGTTGTCCTCGTCGGACTCCAACGCCTGACGACCGTCAGTGTCGAACGCGGTCTCCTTGTACAACCACTTGCGCGAGAACCGTTTGCGGTGATTCATCATCTGCGTGCGCGTCTGGTTCAACTCGTGCTGCAACGGCTCGATGGCTTCCAACTCGCCCATCGGGTAGAACGTCTCCGGGACGTCGTAGTTGCGAATCATCACGAACGGTTGACCGAACGCGAACGGAATCTCTTTCGGGGCGACAAGGAACTTGTCCGACCCGTCACAGAACACCGACACCGTGTTGCGGTCAATGTCGTACCACTCCCATATTTCGACGTACGAATCGGCTGGGTCTTGCGAACGACGTGGACGGAAATCGTCCTGACCCCACTTGCTGTAGTGGCTCGGTGAAGCCTCGCCACGCGCAGTCGAGTTGTAACGCTTGTCCTTCTTCACGTCCTCCAACGGGCGACGAATACGTTGCGCTACCCAACGTGCGTCTTCCATGCTGGTCGCATCCGGGTCAACGAACACATCAAACGGGGACACACGCTCCACGAACGGGCGGTCTTCTTTGACGATGAGATTGGATTCCGCGACGTTCTCTTCCCGCACCTCGACAAGTTCGTCGTACGAATCAAACCCGCCATCGACAGCCTTCTCTTCTTCCACATAGCGGTAACCGGTTTTTATCCAGCCGTGACCCAAGATGAGCGCGTCCTTCACGGCGCGACGGAACTCTTTCTGGCAGTCGTAGTGACGCCACCAATAGTTTACGATTGCCTCGGTCACCACCGCTTTGTCCCCGTCTTCGGGGCGGCGTGCGTTCACCGTAATCTTCGGATGGTTCACCGACACCGACGGTGCCACGATGTTGATGGTCGAGAACGCCATGTTGACCAGCAACTGGTCCTCACGAATGTCGGTGCGGTGATGCTTGCCGCGATACAGGTCAATCATCCGCTGCCACAAGTCGTCGTACTTCTCTTCCTTGCGCCAACGGCGCGAATGCTCCAACTTGTTGCGGTAACGCTTCAACAAATCGTAGTTAGAAATCCGTGCCATTACTCATCCTTGCCTTTGTGCCAACCGATGTGCTCGTCCAACTTCGTACCAATCTTGTCAACCTTGTGCGCCACGTTCCGAAGCAACACACGCCCCTCGGCGTGCTGCTCGGCGTTCTCCCTGCGCAACCTTTGCAGAATCACCACTATCGGCCCCGAAATAACCGCCACCGCAATCGGAACCAGAATAGTCTCCATGTCACACCCAACGGCTCCCCACCGGTTCGGCGTTGTACCCGTTTATCTTGGCGTCCTCCACCGTCTTGCGTTGCCGCTCACCGATGGTCGGACCATGAAAATCCTCCTGCCCGTACGTGAACCCGAGCCGAATCGTCTTGACGTGGCAGCCAAAACACACCTCCCCACGCCGGGGGAGTTCCTCAGCCTGAAAAGCCTTGCTGCACTCTTGGCACACGAAATCTTGCATCACCCTTAGCCCCTTGCGCTACTTCTGACGTTATAGGACCCAATCGGCACCTTCTCGGGTTGTTTGTCCCTGATTATGTGCCCAGCCCACCAAGACAACGTGTTCGCCTTCGGCGCATCAGAAGACCTGTACTCAGGCAACCACACGTACTTCAACATCTGATTCGCAATCGCCAACGACATCACCCTGTCATCGTGCGGAGAACCATGCATCTTGCCGTTCTGCTCACGCACGAACGTCTTCAACTCCGCAACCGTCGCCTTGCACCACAAACCAATCGTCGCATCACGAACAGAAGCATTCAACTCGTCCACCGCCAACGGCTTCGACACACTCGTTGTACGCCAACCCAAAGTCTCCGACACCGTCGGATTCCTCTGACCCAACCTGCGTTGCCTGAACAGATTCTTGTAACCGATTCGCTGCAAACCCTTCAACGTCGTCAAACCGTGGTTGTTCGACTCCACACCAACCAACGCCTTGTTGTACCACGACCCAATCGCATACAACGCCTCCTCACCAAACAAGTCAGCATCGATGTGTCCGTGCCAATGCGCGACCACCGCACCGGTGGACGCGTTTATCACATGAGCCGAAGAATAGTCACCATGCCCCAAACCCTCCGCCACGTCAGCCCCAACCACATACACCTCACCATGCTCAGGAAACTCCCACACACAGAACTCGCCGCCATCCTCACGGAACTCGTACACCCCGCGCCCCGGCATCTTGTGCAAATACCCGCGATACGGCTCATGCAACTCCACCTCACGCAACGCCTCCAAATCAAACACAGGACGACCAGACCTGATGAACGCCTCATCAGGGTCAGACGGATACTCCTGCGCCATCTGCCAATCAGGCAAATCACGCTTCTTGGCCTCGTACCAATCTTGGTCACGCTCACCAGCCGACCACGGGAAAAAGATACCCACGAACCTGTTTGTCTGCGTCTGCGACCCGACCCACAAATCATGGAAAATGTTGCCCTCACCGTTCGCCGTGGACAAACAGATGACGCGACCACCGACGTCAGCAATCGGCTCAATCGACGCCCACGCCTCATCCGGGTTCGGTAGAAACGCCATTTCGTCAATCACCACGCGGTACACCGCTTCACCACGCGCAGGGTCATTACCGCTCGGCAGCGACTCAATCGAGGACTCGTTGGCGAACTGCATCTTCAACTGGTTGTCGGACATAATCTCAGGTCCGCGCACCTTCATCCACTGCGGCAACATCTTGTAACCGTACTTCGTTTTCTGCAACAACTTCGACGCTTCGCGCTCAGTGCGCGACAACATCACCACGAAACGGTCAGACCAAAAGAACGTCTCCCAAAACACGAACGCCGCAGCCAAAGTAGAGAACCCAATCTGTCGTGCCTTCAACACGATGGTATAACGGTGCTCCATCCAGTTGCGGGCAGTCTCCACCTGCGCTTCACGCAACACGAACTTGATTCGTCCACGTTCAGGGTGACGGATGTACCAGTACTCCGAACAGAAGTACTCGAACGCTTCCAGCAGTTCGTCGGTCCCGCCGTCGGCGGGTCCGCGGCATTTGCGCCACTCCCTTTCGTTGAGGAGGTCCCCCAACTCCATTTAGCGTCCTTTCGGCTTGCTCCTACCGAACGCTTTGTCGTTCGGGTTCGCCCAACGCAACACAGGAGGAAGAACAGCGATGACAGCCGCCTTTGCGATGTCTTCGGGGTTGAAGTTGCCGGTTGCAACGACCGCACCGACTGCTGCTACGACGCTACGAGCGTACGACTGCAGTGCGGCTTGTTGTTTCTTGTTTAGTTTTATCATTCTACCTCAATCCACGAAATCGTATTTTCGTCCCAATAGTAGTTTCCGTTAGTTGGGCGTTCAACTGGCGGTTCCCAAACGCATTTTTCTTCGTCCAATACCCACGAAGGAAACGGTTTGACGGGAATAAACGCGTCGCGCACCGGGTCATACTGACCACCGATTGAGGCATAGTTCATGCGAAACGGGACACCACCAGTTAAATGCACACCCCCACGAGTATTGTAAGACGTGCGCTTGCAAACCTGTCCCCGAAAATCACCGTACCAAACCTCCCAGTCGGTAATACCGTCCTGCAAATCGTTTTCGTCTTTGCCGGTAATCACCTCGGTGACAATGTTGTTTTCGTCAAGAAATGCGTAATG